CAGTGTCGATTGCTTCCCTTGGTAGTACAGCTTGGTGTGATTGGCTCCTTCCTTCATCACCACGCCTTGGGACTGCAACCACCGCCTGAACTCGCTTGCTTTCATCCGCCTCCGTTGTTGTTTCGATGGAGGCCATTTTACACACTTTTGTGTAAATATAAACACTTTTGCTTAAATGGTGCCCGGCACCGCAGCCGGCTGGCTCCGCTGGTTGCTCCGGTGAGGGTGAACGGGCGTAGAGGTCCGATCACCACCGCTGGCTAGGCGGGTCCGGCCATGGCGGTAGCCGGTGCACTGCCGCTTAGGTAGCAGCGCGACGCCAGCCCCAATCGCCTCACGGCGAGCGGAGGGGTTTTCGGCGCGGTGGTGATCGGATGAAAAGAAAAAGCCCGGCTGGTGCCGGGCTTTCGTCGCGTGATGGTAGGAATGTAGGGCGAAAATCGCGCGGCTGTCACCCGCGCACTACGCGGCCGATTGCTGGAGCGCGTGACAGAACCTGTTCGCTGCGCACTGCTCCGCCTCAAGCATCTGGGTCAGCAGCCAATCCACCACTTCCGCCCATCCCTCCCGGTACGTCGAATCGCCGACGCCGAGTGCGGTGGCGCGCTCGCGATTGCTCAAGCGTTCGCCCTTCATGTAGCCGATTGCCACCGTGGCGATCTCCGGCAGACGCTCCTCCAGGCGCTCCGGCCACAGCCGGTCCCGCGCCACGGCGACCCTCGCCTTGAGGATCTCCAGGTGCCGGATCGTGCGCTCCTCCCGGTCGCGGTTGAACCGAGCCATGCATTCGGCAATGCCCCAGGTTGCGCGCGCGTCGGCGTAGTCCTTCGACCGCCGGTTCCGCTCCTCCAGTGCCATGCGCGTGATGCCCTCCAGCACCCGCAGGATGTCGCCGCGACTCGGGTCGGGACCGTGCAGCAGCTCCAGCAGGTCGCGGCCGATGCCGGCGGGCACCATGCCCAACGCGCCGGCGATGTCGATGTTGCTCAGTTCAACCACGCCGCCGCCGGCCGCGCCGTCCAGACGGGCAACGGTGGGGTTCAGCCGCGCCAGCAGCTCGCGCACGTTGTTCATGCCGCTCTCCTTTGTTCGATCACGTAGGTCTGTTGCTCGATCAGCTCGTCGTCCGAGCCGTAGGTCTCATGGAACACGCGCGAGCCATCAAGCAGGCTCGGGCCATAGATCGCTCGCATCCACGCGAAGGTGTTCCCCTCCAGCGGGTGGCGTCGGTGATGCCAGGCGCACAGCGCATACCCGAACATGTGCCCGCGGCGGACGTTGCCGCTTTTCGCGTGGTTGTAGTCACAGCCGATCACCACCAGCTCCGGCGCCAGCAGGTCGGCGGTGACGAGCGCCAGACAGGCCATGCACGGGCCGACCTTCGCGGCGACGATGCGCTCAGCTTCCGCCGCGGTGGGCGTACCGGTCGAATGGGACATAGCCATCAGTCCTCCTCCGGGGCCAACCGCCGGCCGGCGCCGCCGAAGAACCGCGGCTTGCCCGGCTTGCTGCCCCGCTCCGGCTCCGCCGGCAACGGCAGCGGACCGTCCATGTCGCGCAGCGCCATGTGCGCGTAGTCGTTCGCCAAGAAGATCGACTTCCCGGCCTCCACGTCGCGGCCCTTCGCCAAGATCAGCTCAACCACTCCACGCATGTGCGTGTTCTTGTCGTAGTAGTCCTCGCGGTGGATGAAGATGATCATGTCCGCCTTCTGCTCGATCTCGCCCGACTCGCGCAGGTCAGCCATGGTCGGCCGCTTGTCCGAACGCTGCGACAGCGCGCGGTTCAGCTGGCCCAGCGCCACAACCGGGCAGTTGAACTCCTTGGCGAGGGTCTTGAGCCCCTGGGCGATCTCGCCGTACTCGAAGCGCGCCAGCTTCGCGTCGATCTTGAAGTCGTGGATGTGGTCCACCACCAGCAGGCGAATGGGGTTGCGCGCGTGCAGCGCGCGCGCCCGGGCCATGAGTTGGCTGATCCGCAGAGACGGCGTGTCGTCAATGCTCAGCTGCAGCGCGCGCCGGTCCCGCACCGCGCCAGTCACCTTCGACCAGTGCTCGTCGGCGCCGCCTGGAGCCAGCAGCCAGTCATGGGGAACCTTGGCCGCGGCCGAGATGCCACGCCTGTTGATCTGCTTCTTGTTCATCTCCAGCGAGAACAGCGCGACATGCCGATCCCGCGCGGCGAAGTCGGTGATGTTCAGGCCCGCGATGGATTTGCCCATGCTGGGGCGGCCGGCCAGGATGATCAGGTCGCCGTCCTGCAGCCCGTGGGTCGCATCGTTGAGCGCCGCCCAGGGGGTCGGTACGCCAGTAACGGACGTGCCCAACTCGAACCGGTGGCGCAGGTCATCGAACCAGTCCGGCAACGTGTCGGTAACCGAGACCAGCCCGCCCGTTTGGCTGGGGGCAAGCCCCTGCATCAGCGTCTGCGCCGCGGCAATACCCTCGTCCGGGGTAAAGCCCGGGTCGAACCCCGCGTTGATGATCTCCGTGCCGATGTCGATCATCCGCCGAGCCAGCGCCTTGTCGCTCACGATCTGGGCATAGCCGGCGATGTTCGCTGCCGACGGCGTGGTCGCGGCCAGGTCGATCAGGTAGGAACCGATTCCATCGTCATCACGACCGGCAGCCTTGGCCTGAGCCTCGAACCACTCGCCCAGCGTCACGGCGTCGAACGGCCGGTCGCGCTCCACCATGTCCCGGATCGTCCGGTAAACCAGCTGGTGGTCGCGGCGATAGAAGTCCTCGGGCTGCAGCAGCGCCTCCACCCTGGCCCATGCTTCCGGGTACTGCATCAGGCCGCCGATGACCGCCTGCTCGGCGGCAACGCTCTGCGGTGGCACCCGCAGGTGCGCCAGGGCCTGGTCGGCGTCGTGCATCAGGCCGTCTCCTCGCTCTCGACGCGCTCGAACAGCTTCAGCATCGTCTTGGGCTGCGTCAGGAACTCGAAATCGGGCATCCACCTCTCGTGGCCACGCCCGCCGCCTTGGCGACCGGCGTGGAAATCGTCCCGCGCAGCGACGGCGAAGTACTCCGCCCAGAACTCGGCGGGGATGCGCTGATGTCCCTGCTCCCGGCAAATGTCCCGGGCGATGGCGATGCAGCGTTTGACCTGGTTTCGGCGGTTCTCGCGCCCTACGGCAGGGTTCACCGTCGCCAGCAGGCCGCCGTTCGGCTTGACCAACAGCGAGGCGTTCCATGCCGCAATCGCCTCGTCCGTGACCTCCGCCAGCCGCTGGGCCTTGTCGCCGCTCTTGCCGCCGTCGGCCTGGGCGTCATCCGGCGCAGCCGATGACGAATCCGAGCGAAGCGAGGATTTAAGCTCTTCTGGAGACGGAGACGGAGACGGAGACGGAGACGGGGCACTCCCCGAATCTGCCACTGGGGTGCCACTGGCACTTTCTGGCAGTCCTTCGGGTTGCGACGAGGATTCAAACCCGATGCGCTTGGCATAGTCGGGCATCCTCTTAGCAGCCTCGGGGCGTCCGTATTGCTTGCACAGGGCAGCCCAACGCGACTTCTCGCTCCGCGCTTCGGCGCCAGCGGCCCACGGGTTGTGGTCCTCCCAGTCGTGCAGCGCGTAGCCGGCCTCGGTCTGGTCCAGGAAGCGGACGCGGACCAGCTCGGCCACGAGAACGCCTTCGTCGCCCAGCCAGTCGGCGGCAAGCTCAATGTCCTCTACCGTCATCCCCGACAGGTCACCGTCGCTGCGGTTCGCGGCAGCCCAGGTGATGAGGCAGATCAGGTTCCACGCTGCGGCCTGGCCCAGCGTGCGGATCAACTTCTTGGTTTTCGGATGGCCTGATAGCCCGGTCGCAATGCGTGCGTCCTGCATGTCAGCCCCCCCTCGATGTCGTGTACTGCATGGCTCTGCTCCTACGTCCTCCTGCATACCCGCATCCCTCAACCGCGCAGGAGTTCGGCTGTCCCGCCAGGAGCTACCCGGCGGTTAGAGGGGCGGGGTTCGGTTCGGCGCGCGCGCCTAATTCCCTTCCGCTTCGGCCAACTTGGCGAAGCGCAAGTTCTTGTTGATGCGGTCCTCCAGCGAGCGCACGCGGGCGCGCTTCACCGCAAGCATCTGCCCAGCCGGAACGCGGTCCTCCAGCAGCTCGTCCAGTTCCTTCTGCAGCTCGGCCGCCGTCTTGCGCAGGTATTCCGACCGCTTGCCGATCCACTGCGCCGCCGGCTTCCCGGAAGCGCGCGCACGGCGGTCCAACTCGGCGCGCAGTTGCTCTTCGGAGTAGCGTGCGAGGCCGAACGCGCGCGGCTTCGGCGTGGTGTCCTGGGCCATCAGCGATCCCCCAGCAGCGCGGTGAAGCGCCGCTCGACGGTCACCGCGGCGATCACCACGTCCTGGCAGGCGTTGACGATCTTCCGCGCGTGCGGGCGGTCCCGCTCATCGATCACGCCGTCCGAGATGGCCGGCGTCAGCGCCGTCACCAGCTGGCCGAAGTCCGCCATCAGGCTACCGATGCCGGCCGTGTCCGCGTCGGGCGCGATGTGCGCCAGGCGGACCGGCAGCATGCCCCGGCGCGCGGCCAGGTCTCGTTCGCAGTCGCTGCGATACGGCTCCGGCAGGCTCAGAACCCAGGCGTCCTCCAGGTCAGTCGGCAACGTCTTGACCGTGCCGTCCATGTAGCGCCGCAGCGCCTGGCCGTTGGCCTTGAGCGCGTCGGCCAGGTCGTCGCCCTCGCCCAACCGGAACGGCACGGCCTTCTTGTCCCGCATGTGCGGCGCCACCAGCGCGAAGTAGTTCTCCGCCACCTGCATGGCAAAGCTGTTGGCGTTCGTCGCGGTCTCGTTGAGCAGGCGGTGCGTGTAGGCGTAGATCACCTGCGCGCGCGGAGGCAGAAACTGCCTCCCCAGCTTCATGCCATCGGCAGCCGCGCCCGGCAGACTGCAGCCCATGGACGGAATCGAATTCATCTCAGGCGGTCTCCCTGGCACGCAGCATGTGGTCGGCGAATTCGTAGGCCGCCACGCTGTACTCGGCCATGTTCGAGTAGGTCTTGCGGGTGCCATCGGGGGCCGTGGAGCCCCAGCCGCCCTTAACGACCAGCGCAGCCAGCGCGCGCATGGCGAACTCGTCGCGGAGGGTCCAAGCGGCGGGAACAGCCGGAGTTCTCTTCGGTACGGCGCTCATGGGCTATGCGACCTCCACCGGAACGATGCGGGCGGCATCCGGGTCTTCGGGCTCTTGCGGCGCATTCGCGGCGGGAACCTGGGCGCCGAGCAGGCGCAGCACCTCCGGAACGGCCGGCAGCGCGCGTTCCTCCTCCCAGCTTTCCACCTGCTCGACGGGCAGCTGCAGCACCTTCGCCAGTTGCTGGTCGGTGGACAGGCCCAACCGGGTGCGCAGCGCGCGCTTGCTCATCCGGGCATCGACTTGGACGGCAATGCCAACCGGGGGGGCAGCCGCGTCGCCGAAAATGTCGGGGCGCAACTCGAGGCGCGATACAACTCCCCCGCTCTGTTCGTCCAGGCGGCGAGCGAGGGCACCATCGAACCGCTGCCCCTTGCTCAGCGCTTTGCGCAGATAGCCGATGGTTGTCCCTGCCCGCTTGGCGTAGTCCAGTTGCGCGGGCGTAGAGAGGGTCGAGAGGTAGGCGCGAAGGGTGTCCATGCGCGCAGTTTACCTACAGGTATCTCAAATGCAATACCTGTAGGTCAGTTACTTGTAGGTAACTTCCTGCCAATCTGCTGCCATGACTAAAGCCGAACGCCGCCGCCAGTTGCTACGGGCCCTCATCTCAGACCGGTTCGACGGGATCGCCGCGCGGTTCGCCGACGCTGTTGGAATCGCCCCTTCTTACGTCTCACGCATGCTTTACGCTGACGGCAAGGCCGGCGCCAAAGGCATTGGCGAGGACTCAATCGAGAAGATCGAAGCAGCCCTCAACATCCCGGGCTACTTCGCGGGACAGGGCACTGGCTCCGCGCCGGCGAACCAGGTGCAAAAGGAGCGAGCGATCTACGGTTCTGCGACGCCTCCCGGCTATGTTCGCTTCGACTTGTTCGAGGGAGCGGCAGGCATGGGGGCCGGGGTTGCAAACGCCGACTATCCGGAGGTGATCCGGACTGTTGATGTTGCCGAGTGGGAGATTCGCCGGAAGCTCGGGTTCCTGCCCGCGCCTGGCCGGATGCAGCTAATGACCGGTCGCGGCCCGTCGATGCGCCCCAAGATCGAAGATGGCGACGTGGTGATGATCGACACCTGGTGCACGTACTTCGATGGCGACGATTACTACCTGATCAACGTGGACGGGGACGCCCAGATCAAGAAGCTGATGAAGCGGGCCGATGGGCTGTGGGTGGTTAGCAGCAACCCTGAGTTCCCGGAATGGCGCATCGATCCGCAAGACCTGACGGTGTGCGGGAAAGCGCTGATTGGGCTGGGGCTACGTAGACTATGAAGAGCATCTAACCAAGGGGGAGTGAACAACATGATCAGAGCAGTCTCGCTCGCGTGTATTGCAGCGTTGCTCGGGGTCGGCTGCTCCAGCGCAGCCAAAGAAGATGCCGTGATGTTGCGGAGCAAGCCACCCCTGCTTTCGATTGAGAGCGACAAAGACGTCGAAACCTACGTCGGGTGCCTCAACCCGAAGCTCGTGGCGATCCACCATCCAGTGCAGCTTATGCGGGACGGCGACGCCACTGTCCTGCGCCTCACTAGCTTTGCCAACCCGGTACTCGTCATCGAGGTTCGACCCAAGCCCTCCGGCGGATCTTCGATCTCTGGCCGGGCACGGTTTACCAGTGGAAAAGGGGTTGCAAAGTCAGTAGACGCGGCCAAGGAATGCGGGTAGTCGGCAGCCTGCGCCCCGCTCAGACCAGCCAGAAAACCCCGCTCCGGCGGGGATTTTTATGCCTAGCAGGACTCCGCGAAATCTGTACGCGTTCATAAATAACCGCCGAAAGATTTACCCTCGGGTATTGCATTACGCATGTACCTGTAGGTAATCTCACTTCGTCGCCCCAAGACCAGCCCATCCCGGGCCGGGGCACGGAGACCGCAAATGTCCGGCACCGCCCAGCCCGCCCCCGCCGCGGCGCCCCCTGCCACCACCATCTTGGAGGTGAAGGGCTTCGGCGGCACTAGGGTGTGCATCAACCGGCTCACCCCAACCACCGGCAGGAGCCTGTGGTGGATGGGCATCTACTGCCACGACGTCTGCATGGCGTCGTGCGTCGGGGCCGACGGCTCTCCGCTGCGCTTCAACGACGAAGATGGGCAGCCCGAGATCGTGGTGAATTCCACCTTCGTGCGGCTTCCCAAGGCCTCGTGGCTGCAACTCAAGTCCTGGGCTGCTGCCCTGTGCGCCGACAGCGTGCGGGGCGCGGCATGAGCGCCCCTGTGGATTCGCCGCTGGCTGCCGCCGGCCTTACCAGCTACCGCTATCAGGGGCGCTACGGCTGGGTGATGATCGGCGCCGCGGACGACGACGACGCGCTGGGCGAGGCAGAACGCAGCATCTGCGGCCCGGCCGATCCCACGCTCCTTCAGCGATGGGACGGACATCGCTACGCCGACATCGCCTGCGCGCGGGGTGCCGCATGATCCGCGCCCTCCTCGCTTCCTTCCTGCTCGCCGTGGGCGGCTGCGCCGCGCCGGTCCACCCTGAGCCCGTCTCGTCGTCGGTTCTGGCCATGGACGGCGAAGTCGCCATCCCGGCCGACCTGATCGTCACGAGCCCGCGAATCTGCGCCGCGCTCGCGGTCTACGACCTGGCCGAGCACGACGACTGGGGCCTGCGCGCCACCATCGCGCTCACCGCGCTCAACGGCTTCCGGGCCGCTGATCGCGTGCCGAACTGCGCGGCCGGCGTTGGTGCGGCACTCACCCAGGAGTTCTCGGCGCGCCGCTGGCAGGCCGCGCTCGATGCCGTCGACGCCGTGACCAGCGGCTCCTACTCCGTTTCCCCCGACGCATGCACCCGGGCAACTGCAGTTGCCCCCCTGTCCTCTGCGGTGAACGCCGAAACCCCGTCGGCGGCCCGGGTGCATTGCGTCATCTACAACCTCGCGTTCGTCAGCGCCGCGCCCTGACGCGGCCCAGGAGAAGCCCATGCAACGCATGATCAGCCACCCCGAACCGATCGCGCCCTGCAGCAAGGGCCACGCCGCCCGCCACATCCATGACCTCCGCCGCGCCTCCGCCGGCGGCGGACACGGCATCGAGTGCGCCTGCAGCCACACCGCGCGGCACCCCGAGTACGAACGCGCCCTGGCGGAATGGGAGCAGATGCACCAGCAGCCGGCCGCGCGCCGCGCGCCCAGGACGCCGCGCAGGGTTTTCCCGGCCATGCCGCAACTCCAGCTGTCGCTCTGAGGTGGCCATGTCCGACGAGGCCCAATCCGCCCTGCTCCTCGACGCCATCTCCAAGAAGCCGATGACCGCCATGGAGATCCTGACCGAGCTTGGCATCGCCCGCGCCAGCGCGCGCGTCTACGACCTGCGCCGGGATGGCTATGTCATCCACTCCACGGCGGTCGTGGTCCGCAACCGCCGCGGCAAGCCCTGCCGCGTTGCCCGCTACAGCGCGCCGGCCGCGCAGAAGCTCCTCATCCCCTATCTGCCGGGCCGCGCCCGGTACACCCATCGCCCTGGCAAGAAGGACGCCAACGCATGAACGCACACAACGAGCAGCAGGCAGCCATCAAGGCGATGAACGCCGCCCAGCCCGCCGCAGCGCAGGAGGCGGTGGTTTGGCAGTGGCGATGCCCGCGTGCCGACACGGGCTGGAGCGACTGCGACAAAAGCCTGCATGACGAGCTTCGCAAAGCCATTGGCGGCGAAGCTGGCGAAATGAACGGGCTGCGCTATGAAGTTCGCGCGCTCTACGCCGCCCCCGTCGCCCCCGTCACCGCAGCGCCGTCCGGTTCGCTGTCTCCGCTGGCCCGCATCGCCGATGCGTTCGGCGTCACAGGCACATGGGATCAGATCGCTGATGCGGTGATCGCCCGCAGCACCCCCGCAGCGCCGGGGATCGACATCCTGCACCGCGCACTGGTCAATATCGCCAAGGGCTGCTGCCATGCGCAGAAGGTGGCTGATGACGCGCTGGCTGAGTTCCGCATCGACGCCAGCGCCAAGGGCGAACGTGTAAGCAATCCTGATGAGTTGGCCTTCGCCGCACGCGGGTTTCTGGGCGCGAGTTTCGCGCCTAGCGCCGAAGAATCGACGCGCGAAATGCGTGATACCTACTCGTATTGGCACCGCCGTCTGCTGCGCGCGGCAGGTGGTGCGATGGACTACGAGCAAGCGACGGACACGGCGGCGGACAGCCCCAAGGGCGGCAGTGATGCGCTGGATGCGGCGCGGGAGCGTGCCGCATGAGCGCCTTCGTGGACGTGCTGGCGCTGACGCGCGGTCACCAGTGCAAGCGCCCAGCCATCGCCAACTTTGACTACAGCAACGGCTTCGGCGCTGAGTGCCGGCGGATGGTCAATCGTATCTGCCTGACGTGCGAGACGCATTGGTTTGGGGACTCTGGGGTTGCGATCTTTGAGATGCCGCAACGCGTGTGGGACCGGTGGATTGAGTCCGCGGCAGAGGTACGCACGCCAAAGCCAGACGCCTTTAAATCCCTCTCCTGCGCGAACTGCGACTTTCGCCAGGGCAACAAATGCCACTCCGGTGAGTTCGAGGATTACGAGGCGTTTCCGCTTTCTATCGCTCTCACTGACTTCTGCGAGATGCACTCCCAGGCCAGTCGGGTCGCCGCGCAGGCCGGCGATGCGGAGGTGCAGCCGTGACCTGCGATTGCTACCAGAAGATCAATTCCGAGTTAGCGGCGCACAACACGAAGATCGCCAGCTACTTCACTCTGGATGAGAGCCGCGTAGGCCGCCCTTGGCCTATCGAAACCGTGCAACTGGAGAAGGGACGTGGAAAGCCGAAGGCAATGGGTCTCTTCGCCAGCTATTGCCCCATCTGCGGCAAGTCGTTGCGCGGGGAGCAGGCCAACAGCCACGGCGCGGGGGTGTCCGGTGGCTAGCTATTCGTACAGCGCACTATGCCGATCCAATCTCTACCGGCCGTTGCGCAATCGACACGCCAGCGAGTCTTCGAAGATCCTCAGACAGCTGGAGGGCATCGGCCTTAAATCCCCCCAAGTACATGTGCACCGGCGGATCGAAGGCGGGGTCAATGAACTTCGCGAAGGCACGGTAGTGAGCCCGCGAGTCTCCAAGCACTCGAGCAAGGAGCATTCCGTTCGCATCGTCGAGCACGTGGAGGCGAGACATAAGGGACTGGGTTTCTGGCATTTCCAGAAACCTAACCATCTCGGCAAGCTTCATCCTCTGGCTGTCATCAAGACTGTCCGTGCCAATTTGCTCGGCTTCCAGAGTTTCACAAAAGCGCTCGATCCTCGCCGCGGTCCAGATGAACTCCCCACGCAAGAACTGAAGGATCACGCGTGCTTCACGTTGCCGATCACTCTCCTGAATCTTGTGATTCGCTTCGGAAATGGCCAAAGCATCCTGACTCGCATTCTTGGCTGCGACGCCAAGGCGGTATGTAAAGAACCCAAGGACAGAGGTAGCGACTACCCCGAGGAAGGCGACCGCGGCACCCCAGCCATCCCAGTCGGCAACGCACTGCTTGCCCAACCACCAGCACTGGCTCACACCATCCAGCATGCTCATTCCCTCATCCCCCTGTGGATTGGGCGGCATTCTGCCATGCGTGTGCGCGCTCGAGCGGCCCGCCAGCAGGGGGTGAAGGATGTGCGGTGACATGGCATGGATTCGCAAGACCTACGGCGTGCCCGCAAAGCGCGGAGCGCGCGTGGCATACCTCGGGAACGGAACGACGGCGAAAGGAACGATCCGCTCGGCGAGTAACGGGCGTCTGAACATCCAGCTCGACGGCGACCGCTTCACGATCCCCTTCCATCCGAAGTGGCAGCTGCGCTACCTGGACGCGGACAGCCCGCAGGAGGCGAGCGATGCGTGACCGAGCCCTCCTGATCCACTGCGCCCGCGTGTACTTGCGCGAGTGCCAGTTGCGCCGGCACAGCGCCGTTGACCGCAACTTCTACTGGAGACTGCTGGACTGGGCGCAGCGGTGCCGCCGCGAGGCGTTCAAGCCGGCCGAGCCGTCCGAGCCTGCGGCCCAGCTGGAGCTATTCGCATGACCCGCAGCATGACCCACAACCTGCAACGCAGTGGAGGTAGCCGACATGGCTGACGAAATCGCCCTGTGGCCACTGAAGGAGGTCAAGCTCCGGGTCGGCCTCAGCACGGCTACGATCTACAGGATGATGGCCAAGGATCTGTTCCCGAAGCCGCGCAAGATCGGCACAAAATCGCTCTGGTTCTCGCCGGAGATCGAGGAATTCATCCTCGCTGTTGCGGCCGGCAAAGCCTGGTCCCCGAACATGGGGCAAAACATGGGGCAGAACCTTGCGGCATGA